CAGATGCTTCATCAGCACCATGGTTTGCACCAGCAGGACTTGTAAGAGGTGGAATCGGAGGAGTAATTCAAGCAGAAAGAAAATTAACAAAAGGAGATAGAGATACTCTTTACTCAGCAAAAGTTAATCCAATTGCTACATTCCCAGGATCAGGTATATCAGTATTCGGACAAAAAACATTACAAACTAAAGCATCAGCATTAGATAGAGTAAACGTTAGACGTTTGTTAATAGAACTTAAGAAGTTCATTGGTGACCAAGCAAGAAACTTAGTATTCGAACAAAATACTATAGCAACTAGAAATAAATTCTTAGCGACGGTTAATCCTTACTTAGAATCAGTAGTACAAAGACAAGGTCTTTATGCATACAGAGTTGTAATGGACGATACTAACAACACAGCAGACGTAGTTGATAGAAATCAATTAGTAGGTCAAATATTTATCCAACCAGCTAAAACAATTGAATTCGTAGTATTAGACTTCACAATTGAGCCAACAGGAGCAACTTTTGGATAATATTTAGAAAAACAGATATTTATAATTAAATAAGTAAAAATAAAATGGCAGTATTAGATCCAAATGAAATTATGTTTAGAGCCTTCGAACCAATGGTTCAACACAGGTTCGTAATGTATATAGACAATATCCCAGCATTCATGATTAAAAACGTGAAAGCACCTAACTTCACAGATTCAGAGATCAAACTTGATCATATCAACTCTTACAGAAAAATAAGAGGAAAAAGAAACTGGGAGAATATGGATATGACTTTATACTCACCAATTACACCTTCAGGTGCTCAAGCAGTAATGGAGTGGGCTCGTTTAGGATACGAATCAGTAACAGGTAGAGCTGGGTATTCAGATTTCTATAAGAAAGATTTAACTTTAAATATTCTAGGTCCTGTAGGAGATATCGTAGGAGAATGGATTATTAAAGGAGCTTTCTTAACAAAAGGAGATTTTGGACAATTTGACTGGACTTCTGCTGACGGTATAGTAGAGATTCAAATTTCAATTGCAATGGATTATTGTGTATTAAATTACTAATACCATTCAAAATAAAATTAACAAGCCTGGCAGTAGCCGGGCTTTGTTGTTTTAAAAAAGTTTTATTCGTATATTTATATATAGAAAAAGTTACTAACAAATAAAATTTATGGAAAACAAATTTAACCTACCTACCGAGGTAGTAGAATTACCATCAAAAGGATTGCTCTACCCAAAAGACTCTCCACTAGCAGAAGGTAAAATTGAAATGAAATATATGACCGCTAAGGAAGAAGATATTTTAACAAACTCAAATTACATTAGACAAGGAGTAGTTATTGATAAACTATTACAGTCTTTAATTCTATCCCCAATTAACTACTCAGACCTACTTATAGGAGATAAAGATGCAGTTATGATGGCTGCACGTATTCTAGGGTATGGAAAAGATTACGACTTCCAGTATCTAGGAGAAAAAGTTACAGTAGATTTGTCTACATTAAAACTTAAGGAGTTAGATAAGAGCTTAGTAAAAGAGCAAGGTAAGAATGAATTTGAATATAAACTTCCTAATACAGATAATACAGTCACTTTTAAATTACTTACACAAAAAGATGATAGAGATATCGAGGCTGAATTAGAAGGATTAAAAAAGATAAATAAAAATACTAATAATGAATTGACAACACGTTTAAAATATATGATATTGTCAATTAACGGAAACTACGAAAGAGCAACAGTAAGACAGTTTGTAGATACAGCATTTTTAGCTAGAGATTCTAGAGCACTTAGAGAATACTATGCACAAATATGTCCAGGAGTAGAAACAAGAGTGAAGTTTGAAACTGAATTTGATGGCGAGGAGGACATCAACATTCAATTTAATTCTAACTTTTTTTGGCCTGAGTCCGGAAACTAGAGGAAACATTTTTAGGCAAATACATGAAATAGTCTTTCATGGACAAGGAGGATACGATTGGGAGGTAGTTTATAATATGCCTATATGGCTGAGAAGATTTACCTTTAGTTCATTACGAGAACACTATGATAAGTTAAATGCAGAAAATAGTGATGAACTAAAACCAGTTCAAAATAATAATAGAGTATCGCCACCAGACATTGTTCAGAAAGCAATGACACCGACATATAGTACTAAGGCATCTAATAAATGATGCCTTTTACTATTTATACATATATAGAATACTATGGCAAATCAAGGACCGCAAAAAACATTCGACGACTACTCAAAGCTAATTAGAGACCTAGACACTAAGATTAAGAACTTAGGTGGAGATGGTATACCAAATCTAAAGAACTTCTTCGATGGTATGAAGGGAGATACTAAGATGGCAGCATACCACTTAGGCATGATGAAGAAAGAGGCTAATGATCTAGAAAATGTGTTTGGAGCAATTTCAACTACAATAAAAAACGTAGTAGCAGATCTAGATAAGTCCACAAAGTCAACTACCCTTTTTAAAAGAGGGTTAAATAGTATAGAAGGAATAGCAAGAAAGTTAGCAGATCATAAAAGTGACGAGAACGTTCTTACAATAAGACAGTTAGGTAATCTTAACAAGCAGTTAGGGCTTGAAATAGAGAATTTAAAAATAGCTCGAGAAAAAGCAAAAGAAGAGCAAAAAACTTTACAAAGAAAAATAAGCTCCGGTAGAGCAACAGCAGCAGAGGTAAAGTATTCTGAAGAATTAGCAGACTACCAAAAAGAGATTAATACAGCGTTAAACCTAAAAAACAGCTATCTCGATAAAATAGTAAAACATTCAGAAAAAGAAATTCAGATTGAAAGAGAGATTCAAAAAACTATTGGGCTTACTGGATTAGCTTTTAAAGGAATTGCAGGAACACTTCAAAAAATAGGGGTAGAGTCTGAAGCTATAGAAGATCTTAATAAAAAAATTCGAGATACAGCAAAAGAAACTGGAAGTGCTTGGAAGACAGCAGGAACAGCTATTAAGGGTACTTTCCAAATAATCGGAGAGAGTTTAAAAGATCCAGCTGTTCAAATTGCATTTATTACAAAATACTTTAAAACACTATATCAAATAGGTTCTCAATTTAGTGCAAGAACTTTTGAAATACAAAAAACACTAGGACTTTCTACAGCTTCAGCAGCAGCAATGAATAGAGAATTCCTTAGTATGCAACAAAGTACTAATAACATTTATGCAAACTACCAGGACTTACAATCTGCAAATGCAAACTTAAATGAATCTTTAGGAACATCAGCAACATTCTCTGCAGAAACACTTACAACACAGGCTAAGTTAATGCAAGTTACAGGACTTACAGCAGAAGAATCAGCAAAAATTTACGAATACTCTCTACTTAACGGTAAAACTCAAGAGCAGACTTACAATTCAATGGGTAAGTCAAACAAAGGAGTTCTTAGTAATAAGAAAGTAATGCAAGAGGTTCTAAAGATAAGTGGACAATTAGCAGCACAGTACAAAAATAACCCAGCATTACTTGAAAAAGCAGTTGTACAGGTACAGAAGATGGGAATTAACCTGGAACAAGCCAAAAAAATGGCTGATGGACTGTTAAATTTCGAAGATTCAATAGCTGCAGAACTAGAAGCAGAATTACTAACTGGACAAGAGCTTAATCTAGAAAAAGCAAGAGCATTAGCTCTTCAAGGAAAATCAGCTGAAGCAGCAGCCGAAATGTTGAAACAGACAGGAGGTTTAGCTAAGTTTCAAAACATGAACGTTCTACAACAGGAAGCATTAGCCAAGTCAATGGGAATGTCAACAGATGAGATGGCCGATTCATTAGTAAAAGCACAAAAGTTAAATGCATTAAAAGGTAGTGAAAAAAAACTACTAGATGAAAAATTAACTGCATTAAAAAAAGCAGGAGAATTTGAAAAAGCATCTGAGCTGGAAGCAATGGCACTACAAGGAAAAAAAGTAGAATTAGCTGCACAAGAACTAGATACGCAAGGTAAGATTGATAAATCAGTAAGTTCTATTAAAGAATCTCTTAAATCAGCAATAGCAGGACCTCTTGCAGCTGTAACAGATAAGTTAGCAAGCGTATTAACAGCAATGGCAGCTAATCCTGTAATAAAAGCAATGTTAGGAGTAGCAGGTGGTGCAGCAGCTATTTTAGCAGGAGTTGCAGCAGGAGCAATGGCTATAAATGCTGCAAAGAATATAATATTCGGAAGTAGAGGATCTAATGCTGCTAGACCAATGTACACTAAAGACGTAGGAGGCGGGATTGGTGGCGACGGTGGTGGACTAGGAGATGTATTAGGAGACACAGCTAATTCACTAGGTGGAGGTAAAAAAGCTAGTATAGGTAAACAGATTAAAACACTATTTAAAAATCCAAAAGTAATGGGTAGAGCTATATCACGACTAGGTGGTGGAAGCTTGATGAAAGGGTTACTAAAAACTGGAGGAAAAGCTTTAGTAAAAGGAGCAGGAGGTATCGGATCTATATTAGGAGGACTTGCCTTAGATGGTGTATCAGCTAGTCAAATGGCTAAAGCAGAAGAGTTACAAAAAGCAGGTAAGGTAAAAGAAGCTGAAAAAGCTAGGAGTATAGGAAAAGCTACAGATGTAGGAAGTTCAGCACTGACAGGAGCAGGAATAGGTGCAACCATAGGATCTATAATTCCAGGAGTAGGTACAGCAATTGGTGCAGGAGTAGGGGGACTTTTAGGAGCAGGATATGGAGCATACCAAAACTACTTTGCAAATTCAGATTCAGCAGAAGATTTCATATTACGCCCAGGTCAAAAACCTCTTAAATTTAGAAAAGATGATGTAGTAATGGGTGGAACAAATCTAACAGGAGGCGGTGCCGGAGGAGGAAACGTAGAAGCCTTATTAAGAGAACTTATTGATGCATTCAAACAAGGTCAGAATATTTATATTGGTCCAAATAAGCTTAATGAAGCTATAGGACTTAACCTACATCCAATGAAATAATAAAATAAACAAACTATTTATAATAAATTAAAACAATTAATATGGGACTATTAGATTTATTACCAACATCTAACCTAGGGTTAGACGGAATAACACCAGCACAAATACCAAGTGCTAATCCAGCATCAACTTTGCATTTTCAATCTTCTATTAATGATCAACCAAATATTGATCAAAGCCCTTCTGCATTAGACTTGAATGGAGTACCTCCAACAGTATCACCTACTGGACAGCAACTTCCGTACATGAGTAATTTACCAGGTTAATAAAGACTAAATGGCAGACGGATTAATAAATTTACAGACAGACCTTACAAGTCTGAAGTATGGCTCTATGCCTCTTGGGAGCGATAAGCCTCTTATAACTAAAAATATAGGACAAGCACCAGGAAGCCAGATAGGGACAGAAATATCTCGTCGTATTGACGATACCTCCCGTATTGCCCAAATGCTTATATCTAAACCAGGATTAAAGTATTTATTACATGAAGCCCAACTTCAACAAATTGGAGTAGGTGCTAGAATTGAAAAAGCACGTAAAGAAAATAAATCCGTAGCCGGAGCAGTTTTAGGACAATTAGGAAACACTTTAGTTACTACAGTTAAAATAGTTGGATCAACTCTAGCACAGGTTCCTGTAAATGGAACAGGTACACACTTCCTAAAAGCTTTTAGAACCGATACATACCTACAACCAACAAACCCTGGTAATTCAAACGCATTTACTAGATTTTTTGGAGCAGGAGGAGTAGAGGGAGCAAAGTATGCTTTGAGAGGAGAGGAAGTACCTGGAGAACATAAAACAGAGTTATTAGGAAAGTTTAGTAAATACGATTACGACGAGTACTTCAATGTACCTACTGGAAGTGGTCAAGCAAGATTAAACGCTCAAGCAGGAACACCGATAAAAGTAACTCCATCAGGAAGTGGTATAAGAAACACTACTCAAAGACCAGGACGTAGAGGAACTAGAAGTAATCAACTGGATACAATAGACGAAGCAGAGTTTATAAAAATAACAGGAGATGAAACAAAAGTATCAGGAAATAAAGATTCAAGTAAACCATTTGATGAATCAGTTCCAACAGAGTATACTTACCTAGTTCAAAAACAAAACTTTAGAACAAAGAATAATAATGTTACAAAGGAAGCTAGGATAATTTTAGGGGATCAAGGAGCTAGAAACGATGTTTATAAAAAAATAAATTCATACTGGACTACTACCCCAAGTCAAGAGGAGGTTGATAAAATAAATGCACAAGCACCGTCTGACGGAAAAGTAAACGGAGAGAAAGAGGGTAGAGATTTAATTAAATTTAGATTTCATATACTTACAGCAGACGGAAAAGAAAAGGTATTATACTTTAGAGCATTTTTAGATGCGTTTGCAGACAATTATACAGGAGCATGGAGTGCTGTAAAATATTTAGGTAGAGCAGAAGATTTTCAAGTATATAGTGGCTTTCAGAGAAAAATTACCTTATCTTTTAAAATAGCAGCAGCAACAAGGTCTGAGATGGAGCCTATATATCAAAAAATGATATGGCTAGCCTCAGCAACAGCACCGACCTACGCAACTGGTGGACAGTTTATGAGAGGTACTATAACAAAGATAACAGTAGGGGATTATATTTACGAATTACCAGGAGTCTTAAACAGTGTAGGATATACCTGGAATCCAGAATACCCTTGGGAAATTGCAATGTTAGAGCCGGAGAATACAGGACAAGATGACTTTGAACAAGAATTACCAATGGTAATGGATTGCCAAATAGACTTTACACCAATTCATACATTTACTCCTACAACAGGATTAAAAGAGTACATAACAACTCGCTTAACTGAAAGAGGTAAAAAAGGTATTAAAGATATAGATAATCCAAAAACAGGAATAGAGCCAGTGCCAGAAGTACCACCAGAAACAGCAGCAGCAGCTCCAATACCGGCAACACCGTTCCCGTCTATATTAAATAATTTTGAAGTACCAACAGAGTTTGGACCACAAAACGCACCATAGTATTAAATGAAAAGATACGAGAATATAAGAGTAATACAATCACCAGAAGGAAAGCAGTACAAAACAACAACTGTTTACCCGGATACGCCTATAAGTGAAAATGATTACTACATAATAACCACAGCAGGAGATAGGTACGATACTCTAGCAGATCAATTCTATAATGATTATACACTATGGTGGGTAATAGCAGCAGCAAATAATTCTGAAAGAGCGTCTTTAATTGTAGAACCAGGAATTCAATTAAGAATACCAGGAGATATAGACACAATTCTAAGTAACTTCGATAAAGCAAATATTTAATTAAATAAAAAATGGCAGGAGGTAAGATTATAGGAGGACCTTTTAGCGATGAGGTTATATCTCAAATAGCCTTGAGAAGTAAAATTGTTGCTAAAGGTACTAGAACTAATGACGATTTAATATACTTAACAAGTAGAACAGGTTGGGTTAAATTCACATCAGGAGTAGATGTTGCAGGATCCTCTGCACTAGCTAAAAAGTATATACTAATAGGAGGTGTCAAAGGTAGAACAGGAACAGACACTTACAGTAATTTTAAAGGAGACGATGGAAAAGGTTTTAGACCAATGCCAGGGATAACCGGAGTTACAGTAAACTCAGTAGGACAGTTTGGACAACTAAAACAAGCCACAGTTACTTTTAATTGCTGGGATAGATCTCAGATAACAGAAATGGAGCTTATTTTTATGAGACCCGGATTTACAGCACTGTTGGAATGGGGACATACTGTTTACGCTACCTCTGAAACAAATTATGTAAAAACCCCGCAAACAATAACATCTTTTTTTACCAAAGGAACTACTAAGGAACAGTTATATAAAGAAATAGCAGCTCTAAGAAAGAAGAGTGACGGTAATTACGAGGGTATGTTTGGTTTTATAAAAAACTTCTCTTGGAAATATAGACCTGATGGAGGATATGATTGTACAACAGATATTATATCTATAGGTGAGATCATGGAATCTCTAACAGTAGATATAGATACAGCATCAGTAACCAAAACAGAAGCATCAGAAGGAGATACAGGTACAATCATACCTGCTACAATGTTACAGGATGTATTAAAAACTATTAGAGAAACAGGAGCAGGAGGAGGAGCTTGGGATAAGATAACAGCTAAATTTCCTGAATTTGCATCCAAGTTTGCAACTGTTAACGGAAGCTCAGGTTTATTCCTTGCAAACCTACCGTTAAACAGTGTAGTAATTAGTGGAAAATCACAACCACCAAAAGCAGGAAATAAGTTCGTATACGTATCGTTAAGAAGTTTTTGTGAATTAGTAAATACACTTATCATAGTAGATACTAACAAAAAGAACGTAATAAGGTTAAATAACAAAATTGCACCACTTGGGGAGGTTAGTACGGACATTCCTTACTGTAGATTTAGAACCTATAAATTCCATACATCAAGTGATCCAGGAGTATGCATACTTATGACACCAGGATCCAAAAATTGGCCGTATCAGGAAGCTTTATTAGCACTTCTAAATGCAGATAAAACAGGATCTAGTGATGAGATTTTAAATATATACATAAATATAAATCTTCTTGAAAATTCTATAGCAGGTTTACTCACAAAAGAAAAAGGTGAAAGAACTCTTTTGAATTTATTTGAACCAATTTTTACAGAACTAAACGACGTACTGGGAGGTATAAACGATATAGGATTTCAGTATGAAGAGGATGAATTTACATACTACATTGTAGATAGAAAAGCACAGGTAGAGAATAAAGATGTTAGTCTTTTAAATATTACAGGACTTAAATCAACAGTAACTCAATTTGATTTTGTAACTAAGCTTTCACCAGCAATTACAACCATGTGTGCTATCTCTGCTCAAGCAGGAGCAACAGACGTAGGGCTAGAAGCAGGAGCATTATTAAGATGGAATGAAGGACTAGAAGACAGGATTATTGGAAAAAAAGCAGTAAAGACAGAAGATGATACTGAGGAAAAAACTAAACAACAAGAGGATAGAAGAAAAGTTGTAAAAGATGCATTATCGCAAGTTTATAATTCTACAACATACGATGAAGAAGCAATAGCTGCTGCAAGAACAAACTACTCACAGTTTTCAACAAACTACGTACAGTACTATGCAGAAGATGGAGAAAATGCAATTAATGCAGGGCCGGCAGGAATTATACCATTTGAAGTAAGAATTGAAATGGACGGAATCTCAGGAATAAAAATTGGACAAGCCTTTAGAATTAACCCAGGAATAATGCCATCTAAGTACGATGGAGTAGTAGGGTTTATTGTAACTGGACTAGACCATAGTATAGCAGGTAATAGATGGGTAACTAATCTAAAAGCTCAAACAATTGTTCTTAAAGGAACTGTTAATAAAGCAGCAGGACCAACATATTCAAACGACTTTAAAAAAGACGGAACTTCTAATACAGAGGAAACAGGTATACGAGCAGCTCGTCCAACTAATGCTAAGAAAGTAGCTGCTTTTGGAAAGGTAAGCGATAGTGTGCCGATTCATGCAAAACCTATATTAGATACAATAGCTTATACAGAAGGAACAGCAGGAGCAGGAAAGAATGGATATGACGTATTAGTAGGATTTGGAACAATTGCAGATTGGACAGAAGACTATGCTAAAGGGCATCCACAGAAAGTAGTAAAACTTAGCAAGACACTTAGTAGTTCTGCAGCAGGAAGATATCAATTCTTAACATCTACTTGGAAAGGTTTAAAGCTTGGTAATTTTAGTAAAGCAAATCAAGATTTAGGAGGATGGAACCTTGTAAGTGGACAGAAATCTGTTGCAAGTTGTTTCGAAACAGCTAAGGCTCAGATAAAAAACGGTAAGATAGATGCATACGCTAATGCCGGTTTCCTTACTTTCCTAGATAAGAATTATGCATGTTGGGCTAGTTTAGTGAATAGAAAAGGAGAATCTAGATACGGTGGACAAGACGGAGGATTAGAACCTGTAGATATCTACAAAGTGTATATAGAGGCTGTAAAGAAATATACTTAAGATCAATATAGACATATAATAAATGAAACGATATATACCAGAATCAAAATATAAGAAAGCTAAGTCAACCGACGGTACACAATTTGTAGAACTAATTTCTAAAAAGACCTACAAAGGATTTTATATAGAAGACTATAAAGGAAAATTCTACGGTGGAAAGACACCGGAGGATAATGGACCTGAGTTGCAAAAGATCTTAAAAATACCATTTGCAGTACCAGTAGGACTTTTAGGACTACTTGCAGGATTCTTTAAAAAGAAACCAACTCAATCTGAAAGAAATAAAGGAGTAACAAAAAGGAATTTTATTCAAGATAAGTATAACAATAATATAATAGAAACAGACCCAGATACTTATGAACAAGCTAAAAAAACTTTAGTAAATAATATTTTTGCAGAAGTGGACTGGGTTATACAAGGACCAGCTGAAGATAAAATGTTTGGAAAATATCCATATGAAGGAGCAGAATCTAGAAATAGAAAAACAATTCAAGCATTAGAAAAGACCATGCCAGGTATTTCAGCCTTCATAACAGACTATAGATACTTAGTTGAAGAACCACCAGTAGTTCAGCCAGAAGACAAAACCTCTCAGTCTTTTATAGAACAGGATATAAATGTAAAACTAGAAAACGATCGAAAAGCACGTTTCGATACAAAAGAATAAAAATAAGGCTTGCTTTTGCAGGCCTTTTTTCTTATATTAAATAAAAGGTTATAGAAAATGTTTTATATAGTAGAATCAGAGGAGCAAATACAGCTTCTAAAAAAGTTAGGAAAGAAAGGAGGGTATGTAGAAGTCATTTCTTCAAATGATAATTACCATCCGCTTCTTACATCTACTGTAGCAGTCTACTTAAGACCTTTAGATCATTACGAAGGATATATTATTCCAGTTAGTCATGACGAAGGACTCAATATAACAAAAGATCGTGTCTCTGATATACTAAAAGAATACACAACACTTTATACATTCGATAAGAAAGAGTTGATGTACCACTTTGTATTAAAGGATGTTATAGATCTTTCCCTGCTTCATTCAATGACTTCTTACAATAGACTTGAACTTCCAAGATCTAACTCAACTTGCAATTGGTATTATAACCGCTTTCATGATTTTAAAGAAATAAATGCTATAATTCCTATATCAAAGCTATTTGAAAAATGTGAAGAAAATTATAAGTATTTAGAAAAGATATTGCATATTACAATACCCAATGGCTTTGATTTCTATAGTAAAACTGCAACGTCTGTTTTCTTTATGATTGAGAGAGCTGGATTAAGAATAACATATCAATCGTTCCTGGAATTATTCAAACCAAACAATCCTGTTTATAGTATTGATAATAATATTATTTATACTTCATATAATCTATACAATACAACTTCTCGTCCAACAAATGCTTTTAACTCAGTAAATTTTGCTGCAATACCAAAAGCACCTGAATTCAGAAAGGCTATTATTCCTCAGAACGATGTATTTGTAGAAATGGACTTCGATGGATATCATTTAAGACTATTATGCGAGCAAATTGGATACGAATTAACAGATGAGTCGGCTCACGTACAATTGGCAAGACTTTATTTCGGTAAAGATGAAATAGCTGAAGAAGAATATGCAAAAGCAAAACAAATTAACTTCCATGCCATTTATGGAAAGATTCCACCGGAGTATGCTTTCCTAGAAATCTTCGATAAGATTCAGAACTATATAAATGGACTTTGGAAGCAATTTAAAGAACAAGGATATGTAGAAGATCCAATATCAGGAAAAAGATTTACACAAGACCTTCCAGATATGCATCCGCAGAAGCTTATGAACTATATGATGCAGAGCTTGGAAACCTCAAGAAATATTCTTATATTAAAAGATGTGCTTATGTTCCTTCAAGATAAGAAAAGTAGCTTAGCACTCTATACTTATGACGCTTTTGTATTTGACTTTGATAAATCAGACGGCAAGGAAACAT